TGATTCTATATAGGAAGAGAGCTGGTATTATAATGAATAACAGACATTCTGGCAGTAACAAAGACAGTGGTGGAGCTTTTTATGTGGATGACAAAATCTTAGGAAGAGCTTATTCTAAATTGGATGTATATCAAAAAGAATATTATCATTCTATTATGGATAAGAATCTAAAGTTTATTGGCATCAACAGTCCTGCTGGAACTGGTAAAACGTATATTGGAATTATGGCAGCGTTAGAAATGCTCAGACAAGGATGCATGAATCATGTCTATTATATACGAATTCCTGACTTACGTTCTCTAAAGTTAGGATTCTTGCCTGGGTCAGAATTAGAAAAGGAGAGTATATACTTCAGACCATTCTATGATATATGCGAAGACTTAGGTTTACGTCCAGAAGATGTAGATTATGGAAGAAATAATCAATCATTTATATTGTGTACAGATATTGGGCTGAGAGGAACGAATATAGAAAAATCTGTAGTTATTGTTGATGAAGCGCAGAATGGCGATCTATCCAGTCTTAAATTAATATTGACTAGAATTCATGATGACTGTAAAGTTATATTGGCTGGTCATAGTGCACAAAGAGACACCAAGAATACCAATGGAGCCTTTGAAAAATATATAAAATATATGTGCGAAAAGAAATGGGCTAAAGAATGTGTATTGACTAAAAACTATAGAGGTGAACTGGCAACGTATGCCGATCAATTCGAAATATAATACAAACTGGGTAGTCTATATAGACTACCCATATACTTTTGTGAGTTTAACATTCTAATAATCTGGAAAATTATCTAAATAAAATATATAGAAAGAAGGTTTAACAATATGCCTGATAATTGGAGAAGTATGATTATGACTGTTACCAACGGTAGCAAAGAAGAAATTGTTCATTATCAAACCGATACTAAGAATATTGTAGATTGGAGAGAATCTTATAAAAATGAATTGAATGAATATAGAGGTAAACCCAATGGATTAGCTTCCTTAGATAATAATGGATATGTACCCAAGCCTCAATTATATTATGCTATGAAAGGGATTACCGATTTACAAACACAACTACCGCAAGCTATTGCTACAGCTACGCAGAATTTGGTTAAGACAGTAGCCGGAGATGGAAACGGCGTTATTACGATAACTAAAGCTAATGGAACGCAGAATACAATCAATAAAATTGCTAATAGTATATCTGCGGATACTAGTGTTGCGGCTAGTAGATTAATCTTAAGAAAAATTAATAATATGAATGAACTTAATATACTAGAAGATAACGTTCATTTCTATGGCGACTTTAATATTCTGGATATAAAAGAAACAGGGCAAGATTGGACTGGTTGGCAAATAGGAACAGAAGGCGTAACGGGAGAAATGGGTCAAAAAGATCAGTTTATTTGTATTGGCAATAATATCATTTATCATCGCAGGCTAGACAACGAACATGATGGCTGGAGCAATTGGGATAAGATACAAAACCAGACAGAATGGACTAATTTTAATTGGACTCGTAATCATAATACAACCGATACGTGGATTCCTGTATTTAGAGATAATAACGTAGATTATGTCTTAAAGAGTGAAATTGCTGCCTCTGGGTTTAATGAATGTAGTTTAGCCGAAAGAGGATATCAGAGATTGCCTAGCGGGTTACTCTTCCAATGGGGTAAAGACTATTTGGGGGGTAATGGCGATGAAGGTATATCCCCGTGGTTTACTTTTCCTAAGCAATTTAATAGTATGTGCTTTAATGTGTATTTACAAGATTTAAACCACGACACGCAAAATAATAATGAAAATGCAAATCATCATGATAATGTACTTCAAGTATGGGAATCGAATACAAACGGATTTAATGTATTTAAACAAATACCAGCCGCAAATTCAGATCCCTGGTTCTCTGATTTCTGCTGGTTAGCTATAGGCGTATAATTGCATATTTATAGAAAGGAAAGTTTATCAATGTTTATTTTAAATTGGATTATCTCTATATTGGGAGGGTATACCCAAAAAGAGTTTAATACTCTCATGAATTCTAGATCTATTGCAGAAACTAAAGGATTAAAGTATGATAATCTTTTACAAGATTATGTAGAGCTTAAAAATAAGTATAAGAAACTTTTGTCAGAATTAGATGATCTAAAGCTGCCTAAAACTGAATCTTTGGGATATATACATTTTCCTAAAAGCAATTTTACAGCACCCTTCAATATATCTATACTACCCACTGTTAAAACAGGCTTAAAAGCTAAAGTTGTATTGGGTAATCAGATTGGCTATATTCGTTTAGGAGATGTAGAAGATAAAGATAGTCACCCCCAATGGATATTATGTTTTGGGGGATATTCTATTGACTTTTATTTTTTTTTAATTATATATTATAAGTATGAGAAGTTCATTTATATTTTACAAAAGGAGAGATAGATATGAAATTATTATGGTTGATTAACAAGAAGTATAGAAAATATGTATTAAAACGTTCAATTAGAACCATTACAAACGATCTTATTCTTAATAGAATGGATTTTTTAATGGAGTTATTATCAGATAAGAAACCTCTAAATCACGTCGAAATTATTCAATCGTTTATGGATACAATAAATTCAATAGAAATTATAGATTCTAATGATTATTCTTTTGATTATACTATGAATAAGTACGATAAATTCATTATTAGCATTGGCATATTGTTTGCAATATTGAAGCATTTCAAATTGTATGATAAATATAAAGATAAAATACTCGATTATTATGCAGAACGATTAGACGAATATGGGTACATTTTTGAAGATGATTTCCCATCCACTATGAGAGAAATTTATATTATATATCAAAAAATATCAAAATCGAACATAAACTCAGAAACAACACATGCTAGATTACGAAATTTAAGCGAATCTATACAATTAGGCAAAATATAAAATAAAAGGAGATTATATACATGAGTAATTTAGAAAACAGTATTATTATTCCACCCGAAAGGGTAGGTAGACTACTATCTCTTTCAAATGGTATCGATAACATTACCAGAATTGCTGCAAGGTATTCATCTTATTTTTCAGCTCAAGCATCTAATGATATTGTTATGTACCTGAAAATATGGAATAGATATATGAGTATAATTCTCGATTCTCAAGATTTCAGAACAGAAGATAATCAGTATATTATTTATAAAGTACCGTTCATCGAATCGTATCATCGTTTATCAAATGCTTTTAAAAGTTCATTTTATAATCATTATACAATCGATGATATTAAGATCAAAGCAGAATTCCAGTATGATATGATACGCGTTATTGGTTATTTATATACTATTGGATGTATTTTAGATATACCAATGCATGATCAATTTAAAAAGGAGGACAAATGAAAATTATAAATTCGATAATCGGATGGTTAAAAAGTAATAATGGATCGGAAGAATCATGCTCAATGGATATAAATTATATGCTAATTTCACCAGAAGAAATGAATATAATTTGTAAAAAGATAGAAGATATTACACCAATCTTATCATCACAAGTCGAGTATTTAGAATCAGAACCATCTGATCGTTTGATAACGTCATTAAAAGTAATGACTGGATTTGTGACAGAAATAACAGAGAATGATTATTTTAAAACAAAAGAAAATCACTATATTATTTATACCCCACCATTTGTTAATGAATTTTATACATTAATTGACTTATGTAAAAAGTTGCGTATTCATCACAAACCAATTCAAAATTTTGATAAACGTTCTGCGTTTGAAAATGGAATGACTGATATAGTAACTAAGTTATATGTCATTGGTAGTATTTTAAATATTTCTGCTAAGAAAGATTCTTTATAAAGAGGGAAACAAAATAAAAGGAGGAGTATATTATGTATACCGATCAAATCATTCAAGACTGTTATGAGAAGCTTATTCCAGTTTATGAAAAACATTTGAAATTTGAAAAAGTTAATAGCTTAGATGAGTTTAAAAAGTATTTTATAAAACCCGATATGGCTAATGATGAGACACCTATGCCATTCATAAGCGAGTTAATGGAAGTATGGAATAGTGATATTTATAAATATAGTAGAGCATATTACGAATTTCCTATATATCTATATAATTATATATGTGATGATATACTATCTTTAAATTATTGTATATTATTACAAAAAGTTCCCACATTGGCACTGTGTACCGATTTTGAATCAGATATGGAATTGAGTGCAAAGTGCATCATAGAATATCTCTTGCATAAATATTTCAACGCTAATATTTATATAAATGATATTGATAATATGGTTAGATATGCATCTATGCTATATGTCAATATTGTATATAGAGAGACTGGAGAGTTGTCTAACCCATTCTTAGATAGTCCTGCTACGAAGATGATAATATCTGATTATAGCAATAAATCTATCATTATGGCCAATACATTCTTATTTAAGTATCGTAATCTCAATTATAAACGGTTGACTTCAGCTTGCAAAGATATGGCCGATCGATCCACTTCACAATTGCATCGACATCCGTTTTGTCGTGTTAATTTTGATAAAGATTCTATATTAGTATATTCGATAGATGATACTCCACTATATAAAATCACTGTTAAATTTGAAAAGGAGAAACAGAATGAAAAAGTATGATGAAGTTAGAGATGAAATGTTAAAGAACCCAAAAGTCAAAAAAGAATATGATAAATTAGAAAAAGAATATACAGAAGAACAAGATAAGATTATAAAATATATGGATAAAAACTTTCTTGAATTCTTTATAGATTTTCATAACAAAAAGATGGTTGATCGTATACTTAGAGCTGCAGTATTCAAGCAATATTTATACAATATTATCGACGATATTTCTATTGAAGAAGCTACTGACAACTCATTGCGTATTAAAGAACCAATTCCTATGAAAACATGTATAAAGATATATAAAAAATCTAAGAAAAATATTAAAAAGAACGATACATTTAATATTATAAATGATTATGATGCTATTATTATATCATTAGGATTACTTCATAGATTATCAGAAATTGGACTTATCGATTCATCAGTTTATACTCGTATTTATAAAAAGGAATATATTGATTATAGATATAGATATGGAAAGATTCTGAATAAAGATCGTATTATAGATGTATCAACGGCATCGAATCTTCTTATATATGCGATTGCTAGAAATGCTAAACGCGATCGAGATTTATATTATTTTAATTTTAATATTAAACCTTATGCATCAGCATGGGATGCTAT